TCATCAATTAAGGCGGCGCCGTCTGGCGCTACGCCAGTGAGCGTAATGACGCCATCTTTTATGTTTTTGTCGTTGTAGATCTCACCTGCCGACAGCCAATTGCGCTGAATGACAAAGCCAAACGCTGGGTAGACTCTGGTTTCCATATCTATACCTCGTTGATAGTTTGCTCTTCAGCCAGCTCTTGCTGCTCGGCATCAGCGGCGTTTCTAATCACCCAATATGCGTCGAAGACGGCTTGAAAATCGTTGAGATTCGCGATCACGTTGTTACTCACCATCTTCCCAGTAACGGGGTCTTGGATTTCCACTTCGCCATGCGAGCCGTACCACTGCATCGCATGCACTTCTGGCGCGACGGACGTCATGTCCACGCCATCGAATCCAACGCCGTCAACAGAACAGAAGCCGTCTTCCGGGATGATTGTTGCCCTCATTGGTGCTGTCATTACCTAATCTCCAAAAGCGAGTTTTTTGTCGCCGCAAGCAAAACCTGTTGAGAACTTTCGTTGGCCTTAACCATTTCGTTCCTGAATGACTCCACAGCGGCCCCAGTCGATCTTTGCTGCTGGCTATTCTCAATCAATAGAACAGGCAGCCACGCAATCGCACAAGCCCACTCATCCACTTCCTTGCCAGTGTTTGGGTTCTGGCCCCTAACCAAGGTGAACCACGAACACTGCAGGCCAATGCAATCCTTCTTCACCAGAGGGCAGTAGTTACCATTCTTCAGTTCCATAAATTAGTTCTTTGTCGCGATGATCACGTCAACATACTGGACCGACATGTCAAGCGCGGATCCAGAGAAGGTGTGGCCGTGCGAGCCGCCGCCGCCCGTTCCAGCGCTTGTGTTGCCTGTGAACGAGACGGTGGCAATAGAGCCTGAACCAATAGGACGGGTACCAGTTGAAGAGCCTTTACCCGGCCCCGAAAATGCTTGGTACGTGTGGGTGTGGCCGGGTATCTGGGATGCAGCGAGTGTTGTATCTCCGACAGTACCGCCAGTCCCTCGTGATGCAAAAGCGGTTGTAAAAGCCAAAGAGCCACCAGACCCCGCTGACCCAGTAACTACGCGCAGCGCTTTATTATCGTGGACAGTATCTTTCGTCCAACCAGTCGGCGCGGCTGTCTGCTGAAATAGCATTTTTGTGCCGCTTGGGATTAGGGCAGAAACCGCTGCCGCCACAAATGCAGTGCTCGCTATCTGGGTGTTATTGGTGCCAACAGATGCTGTAGGCGCAGTAGGTGTACCAGTCAGGTTCGGGCTGTCGATCGACCCGCCGTTGATCGTTGGTGATGTCAGCGTCTTGTTGGTGAGCGTCTGGGTCGCGGTCGGCGTGGTAATTGCGCTACCACCCATCGTCGTTCCTGCTGGGAGATCTGTGATGTTCATGCCAGAACCAAGATCTTCCAACCCCGCTGCTGTCGGTCTCAGTTCAAACTTGTCGCCACCGATGTACGCTTTTGCCGTAGTGCCGTCCTGACCTCGAACCACAGTAACGGTGTCCGTCGCCCGATTGGTAACCTTGACGATCTCGATATTGTTGCTCGAGTCAACAAGGGTGGCGTAGAAGAAGTTCCCGCTCGCCGTCGTGACAGGAGGGAACAATGCGCCAGTGCCAACAGCCAGCGGTATCGACGTAGCTGATGCCGTGATCGACGACGCTAGAGTCGTAGTGGCGTTGTTGGTGAACTTGATTGGCATTCTTGATCCCTATTAGGAGATGGTCACGGTCCAAGTGATCGTCATTGCATCGGATGCGCCTTTGTTGACCACAGCGAAAGTTGTGCGGCAAAGCATCGTTCCGGCAGAACCGGCGTTAAAAATACCAGCCTCTGTGAGCGCTGCGGTGCCGGTGCCAGCGGGGAAAGTTGCGGTGTAAGTTGCAACAGCGCCGCTAGAGGTGCCAGAGCCTAGAGCCACGCGAGCCACCTCGGCGCCGAGCGTTGTGTCGCCAGCTGCAGGGGCTGTACTGTTCGTACCTACAGCCATGTGACTCATAATGGCTGCGCTCGTGCCCACCATGCGGCTAGCGATGAATCCTTTGCCTGCGGTGACAACAAGGTTGTCGAACTCGTGCGACTCCTTCAAAGAGCCGTCTGGATTAAAAAGCTCAACGACCAAGCGGCCAGTAACTTTGAGTTCTTCTGTAAACATGTGTTTCTCCCAATAAATTGTTTAGCTTTCGCCGTTCAATGTCGTTTGGTTCAACATCTTTCCGTTCAGCAAGAATGGCGACACGGAAGTAATGACAAACGCAAAGGTGTCCGCCGCCCCAACAATCTCCGCAACTTCTTTCGAAAGAAGCCATGCTTCATCGTCTGCGACAGCCACGGATTCCGCGAACGGCTTCTCACTCAGAAGGGTTGCTTCGTCTATCGCGCTTGCGCTATCAGACCTCTGCAAGTCATGCGACATCTCGAAGACGTCGGCGACCGGCTGCATCTCATTCACAGCCTTGGTCAAATCCCAGTTGTTGTTGTCTGACGTAGACAAAGACTCGGACTCTGGCCTTATAGTCGATAGCGCTGCAAGATCTGTCAAAGCCACAGAGTCTGCTTCTGGCTTTGTGATGTTCAGCGACTTAGCATCTAGCGCGGTAAGTGTTTGCGCCAGACCCTTCGCCAGATCTGCGTAATGATCATCAGACGTAGACACGCCGTCAGCTTGCGGCTTTGTCACCAGCAGCTCAGTAGCGTCCGATACACCGAAGGTGTCTGAGAAGTCTCGGATGATCGTGATCAGGATAGTGATCGCGTCGATCGCCCCAACAGAATCCGCGAGCCCTTGATCCAAAATCCAGCTGGTTGCGTCAGCCGTACCAACTGCATCAATCGCTGCTTTTGCAAACGAGAGAGTTGTGGCGTCAAGCGCTACAGTGGTGTCCTTCACATACGGGTACCTACCCGATTCGTCCAGCGTTGCCGATACGGTCAGAAGGATGTATTCAACAGCTGATGCCGGAAGTTGATAGACAACGTCGGCCCCTGCCAGCACCACAGAGACACTAGCGATCGGCTTGACTACTGATACTTGTGCTTCTGAGCGGACGGAACTGACCGTCGCGCCCATTAGAAGTCCTCGCGGATCTTGAACTTGAGCGGGTCGTAAACTGTTTGTCTAGTGCTGTCACTGAAGACGATTTCAATTTCGCCTTCATAATCACCAGCTGGACCATCGAGAATCGTTGGGTCTTGTGCCCAATAGAAAACGACAACACCGCCAGCCGCGTTGCTGATAGTCCCCGTTAAGGTTCCCGTCAATACAGTCGCGCCCACTTGGCGGAACTTCAGGTACACCGTAGCGCCATTAAGCGTGATCGGGTTTCCGGTGTTCTCGTCGGTCAACGTACATACAATCGCTGGCCTTGTGTCCCCTTGGACAAGTCTAATTTTGTCTGCCATTAAATTCTCCGCATTTTGACTTGCTTGCTGACGCGCACATAGCCCTTGAGCGCACGATCCCGGGCGACGTTCAAGCCAGCCAAGTAGAGCGCGTTACGAGCCATCGCAAGCTGCGGGTTGGTGTAAGGCTTGTCGGGGGATAAAGCCAAGCGGGAAATGGCGCCATGTCCGATGATCTCGGCGTAGTCTTCAAAGATGACGTCGTCGATTGTGGAAGATGTCCGAGTCGGCTTTAGCGCCACCCGCAAGGTGATCGCATTAGGAACGGTTTCGTTGGGGATCGGATACACAGAGAACGAACGAGCGTCCTTCTGGGTGATCAGTCTTGGATCCTCACGGCGAATTACCGCGCCAGCTAATTGGTTGTAAACGGATACAGAATTGATTTCATCAGGACCGACTGGATCCAGAGGTACGCCCTTGTACCAAGCCCGGATGATCTTCGTGACCAACCTGCCACTTGGCGGCTCAAGGTCATAGTCCATAATGTTGTTGATCGCAGTGACCGGGTCGTGGTCAATCTGCAGAAGGAGAGACTTCTCACAGAAGTCAATGATCGTGTTCTTGATCTCGTGCAGCGCCATTTCATTGGTAGCGCCCGGCACCTGAGGTAACACGTAGTCGAGGAATGCGGTGTGTGCTGTCATTTAGTCATCTCCGCCTGAAAGCGGCTAAGCAGGGCAGCAGCTCGCCCATCTTGTGAATACTCGTCGTC